CACCCGACACCGTGGCGTCATCCAGAACGCCAGCCGTCGCCGTCGTAAAGAGCGGGACAGCCGGGTTGCAGGACGCCGCAAGGTTGACGCGCATCACGCCACCCGATTGCACCCAGCCAAAGGAGCCGGAGGCAATAGAGACTTGCGCAACCGCAAACCGCTTGGAGTCAGCAGCGTTGGTCGTCGTCACCGGCACAGCCTTGTTGTCGGCACGGACAGACACGGCGGCGTACTGCGAAACAGCCGAGGCTGCTTGCACGTAAATCGCCTGTCCACCGTCGTCAAGGTTGACGCAGGTGCCGAGGTTGAACTGCTGCGTGGTGTCGGCATAGCCAAGGGCAACGCCAATGACATTACTAGTTGAAACAGTCATACATCAATCTCCTAATTTCTGAATAGCCTTGATTTGCCAAGTTTTATGCGACTGATGACTGTCTGATTGACGTTAAATTTTTCGGCTATGGACTGCTGCGAATACCGATCAGCAAGCATTTGCTTAATCTGCTCCACATCAGCGTAAGTTAGCCGGCTTTTTGTGCCGCGCCGCTGCTTTTGATCCATGTCTCTGATGTTGTCAACAGTGTCACCTATGAATAGATGCGCAGGGTTGACGCAGAGCCGGTTATCGCAGCAATGCAGCACGCATTTCCCGTTTGGAATCGGGGCCACAAATAGTTCGTAGGCTACGCGGTGCGCGGTGGTTGTTTTCGGCCAAACCGTAAACTTCCCGTACCCGCCTCTCGCTTGTCCTGCTTGCCATTCGTGGCACCCTGACTCCATTTGCTTAACTTTTTCCAAAAACCTTTGTTTAACGTCTGATCTAGGTCTACCGCCGGGCATAAGTACCTCCATTTACATGGAGACATTATACCCTGTCGCCTAACTTTAGGCTATCACGCTATCAAAACTCCCTGGAACTGGCTGCCCGAGCAGGTGAGGTTACCGGCCCAGCCAATCAGTTTCACAATGGCGTCTTGGTTGACGGCCTGACGCTCACCGCCAATCGGCACAAAGTTACGATCTTTGTGCGGACGGAACATCAGGTACTTGGTGTTGAGGAACCACATGTGGTTCGCGTTGCCCGAACCGCTGTTGTACGTGGACGATCCGATACCACCGTCCAACACAACGTCGGAGGCCATACCAGCGCCATAATACTTCAACGAGGCAAAGCCCGCTCCGGCGAGGCCCGAACCACTCTCCGTAATACGCTGGATCGCTTGCAGCGATTGCAGGTAGAAGCGGTAGTAGTTGTTGTCGGCCACGATAAGGTCAGGCTTGTCGGTTCCACGAACGAGTTGCACGGCAAGCGCATCCATGTAGCCCTGAATCGTCGTGCTGGACACAGCGCCCGCACCACCGCCATCAGCGGCAGCCGAGAACTTCTTGCTCTGCCAGAACGACCACACAGCGCGGTTGATGCCGCCGTAGGTGCCAACAGTCGGGTCATCCGGCACAGCCGCAGCAAGGCCCGTGAGGTTCTTGCCGGCGTTTCCGGTGCCGTCGCCGTACAGGTCGCCCGAGATGCGGTTGGCAAGTTGGGCTTCCGCGACTTCCATGCGACCGTCAAGAAGGTCAATGATGGCCTCCTTGCCCGAGTTCTGGATCATCTCCAGACCCGAAATGGTCACAGCCGAGGCGTACTGCGTGATGCTGAACTGCGCCGCAGAAATCGGCGAGTTCTGGCCCACGTTCAGCACTTCATAGCCGCTGTACGAGTTGGTGTTGTTGGTGGTCGGATCGGTGTACATGATTTCTTGCAAAATCACGTTACCGCCCGAGAACGTCTTGACGTTCCCACGCTCCTTCAGACGACGAAGCAACGCGTTGTTGTTCGTCACGTTATCAGCAAGTTCACCGCTACGGCTCTGAATCGTGGTAGCAATGATGTCGCTGATACTAGAGTTGGCAAATGCCATTTTGTTTCTCCTAGTTCAGTTACTTACAAACGCGCTTCTTGTTCGTTCAATGCTTCTTCAAGAAGTGCGCGACGGTTTGCTGCCTTGGGAGCCGTGTTTACGCCGGGTGTGGCGCTTCTGACACTCACCGCTGCTGCACGGGCAACTTTCGCCGCCCGGTTGGCCTCTTTGGCCTGTTTAGCCGCTTCCTCGGCCTGTCGGGCCTTGGTCACTTGGTCAAACAAATCGGGGGTAAGACGGATGGCTTTTTCATACGCGTCTTGCAACGTCTCGGCGAGTCCACCCTGTAGGAGTTGGATCATCACCGGGCGTGCTTCCTCAAAATACTCAACCTTTTGACTAAAACTGTTAATTTCGGTCAACAAGTTCTGGTTTTCGGCCATTTCCTGCTGCTGTTTCCAGCCCATGACCTCGCCACGTACCTTGTTAAGTTCATTTTGCAGTTGGTAAACGAGCGGATCAACAGCGCGTGGCCCTTGCTGACCCGGCTGCTGCGTCATGGCACCCAAATTAATGCCATACGACTGCGCCAACTGCGTGAAATACTGCATTTTCGTCTGCGGGTCGCTGTTCCGCAGCATATGGTCGGCCTGCATCAGCGCAGACACGGCCTTGTCAGGCGTAATGCCTAACCCTTGGATGGTTTGCATATACGGCTCAATGGCCGCTTGCATAGAATCCGCAAATTCAGCCTTGCCAAAGATGTTTTCCACACCCTTGCGCATTTCTTCTTCACGCTTCCACGCGTATTCCTGCAATTTCGGGTCGGCTTTCTGCCAAATTTCGTGGTATTCCCGACGCCAAGAGGCAGGCGGGCGTTTCCACACTGGATCGTTGTCGTACAGCGTGTTAAACGACGACTTTTCTTCCGCTGTTTCTACCGGCTGCTCGGTTTCTTGCTTGCTGAACCGTCCTGCCGCATCGCGTACGACGGTTTCTACGGGTTCGCCCTTCTCGGCGGCCTCAAACCCTGCTTCTAACAACTCACGACGGTCAATCTCCTGATCTTCCCGTGCCGCAACCATTGCTGGATTAGTGTTGTCCATTACCCTCTCCTGTGGGGATTGGTGAAATTGGCTTGTTGGCGTATTTCGCGCAGTATGCGATCAGCCTGTTCGTTGGTCATGCGTGTGTTGACCATGTGCTTAATGCGTTCCAGCCGAGTGTTTTTCTCGGGTTCACGCCGAATGTGCTTGGCAGGGTCGTCGTTACCTACCTCCTCGCAATTGTTAGCCTTTAAATGACGGCGATGCTCCGAGCGTGATGTCACCATCTTGCCGTCAATCATGCTCCGATAGGGCGTGATGTCAGGCATGACGTAGTGGTAGCGCCCCTTGTCGTCCTTCTTGCGCTCCACAAACTCGCCGTCTATGTAAACGTACGTCCGTTTCATTGCGTAAAAGGTGGCTCAGGCATCGTCTTGCCCATCTGGGCGATAATCAGTTTGGTCTGGGCGTCAACGTCAGCCTTGTATTTGGCAGCAGCCTGTTGGGCTTGCAGTTCAGCAGCCTTCAGTTGCGCTTCAAAGTTCATTTTTTGCTGTTCCATAGCCATCTTGGCTTGGTTCTTCATCTGCTCCATCTGCAAGGCGTGCTGCATTTCGGCCTGTTTTAGCGCCGACTGCATTTGCATCTTGGACGATTCCAATTGGCCCTTGGCCTGCAACTCCGCTTGCTTACCCTGCTCCTCTGGCGGCTGCTGTTGGGCGGCCTGCGCAAGTTGCTGGAGCGTCGCGTCAATCTGGCCCTCAATCGGACGGGCTGCCTTAAACGCCTGCATACCAAAGCGCAGCAGTTCCATCATCATTGGCACCATCTGCGGGCTGGCCTGACCGACCGGCAACGCTTGAGCAAGGAAGCCACCGAATGCTTGCAGGAACTGCATACGGTCTTGCTTGTTCTGGTTTTCGTCCAGCATCACAAGGCTGTCGGCGGCGATGTCCACGCGGAAATTGCGCAGCGGCTTGTTACGCAGCAGTTCCAGCGCCTGCGGAATCAGTTGCTGGTCAGCGGGCGTCATCTGCTGTGCGGCAGCGTACGCAAGGATCGTCTCGGGCTGATACTTCATGCACATGACCTGTGCCTTGAGGCGTATCAGTTCTGAGGCAAAGAGGGCAACGTCCTCTTGCATGGAACGCAGTCTTAGCCCTGCGTATTGCCCTTTGATTTGCTGCGCGGTGGCCGTTTCGCTGGCGAACGACGTACCTCGGATGATGTCCGAGATGCCCGTGATTTCGTAGATTTGGCTCTTGATATCTTCTCTAGCGCGGTAGCACTGGAGTAGCGCATTTGCGAGTGTGTCAAGGGGGAGGAGGTCAATACTACCTTTAAGACCGCCCTTTTCACTGAATGCCATCCATTTATCAACCGGGATAAGAGCATTGTTATCGCCCTCCGTCATCAGTCGTTGCAGCGCGGGTTGGCTGGAGTCGTAGACGCCACGCACGCGCAGTGCTTTGACCAACCCATCAATGCGGTCGGACAGGATGTCCAACTCCATGGCCTGATCTTGGTACAGCACAAAGTCGGGGACAGGTACAAGCGTGTCGCTGGTCGTCGTCGCATACAGCGGTTTCGGGCAGGGGAAGAAGCCCTCAAGGCCGAGCGGGTCATCACGCTCGTCAATGATCTCGGGCATTCCCTTGCTGAACCAGTAAACCTTTTCGGTTTCCTTGTCCCACAGTTCACAAATCTTTGCACGGTTGTAGAGACGCTTGTTCTCGTTGTAGGCGTTGAGCGGCTCGGGGCCACTGTCTAGCGGAATGCGGCGTGCGACGTCCTCACCAAAACGCTCTACGAGTGCTTCACGGGTCATAAACACCCAGCGCCACACCTGCCCGACTTCTTCCCATGTGCGGGCGGGAGAGTGTCCAAAGTCGCGCCAATGGACGTAATCCACGGGTGCGCATTCGTACTCAATACGCTCTAAGTTCGGCGGTGCGCCTTCACCCTGCTCAATGTCAGGCGTGATTGATACGCCGTCGTCCTCTAACCCAATCGGGGCAGTGTGCGGTTCATAACGCACCCATGCGGTGCCGCGTCCACCTAGAAACCGATCCTCTACGGCATACGCCATCGTGGAGCGGTAATCGGGGTAATGCTCAATCTCAAAGTCAATGGCACGCTCTACCAACTGTGCAGCCACGCGGCCCACGGGGTCGTTGTCACCAAAGCGGCGGCTGATGTCAGCCTTGGGCAGTTTGGCGTAAACGGCAGGCTTCAGCGTCTGCACGTTTGACCAGAGGATATTGAACTTGGCCGACTCGGTTAACGTCTGCCCACGCGTATCGTCGCGGTAACGCTTGATGATCTTCTTCGTACGCGCCATCCACTTGGCAAACTCGTTGTCGTACTGCCCGATGATGCGCAGATAGCGGTCAAGTTTTGGCTGTAACAGTCCGTCCATTACTTGCCCTCGTTTCGTTTGCTAATGGCTTTGGCCTTTGATTTGGCCTCTGCCTTACTACCAGCGCCCCATGCTCTCAGAGCAAGTGCAAGGCGCGTCGGTTCACCGTTCTTTTCCATCGGCCCCGGCATATTGCCCATGCGGGCGAGGAACGATGCGCGGCGTGGGTTGTCGCCCGACTTAACGGGAGGCTTCAGCGTCCCACCCGTCTCGGCTTTGTACGAGGCGCGACCCTTGGCGTTCAAACCGCCTTTCACGTTCTTGCCCTCGGATCGTTGCCACGCTGCCGTCATTTCTTCGCCGTCTTGGCTGATTGCTTAAACGCTTCGGCAGTCGGTGCGCCTTTCTCGCCGGGTTTGCGGGTACGCTCTACGGGGCGACCCTCACGGCGCTGTCTTGCCTGCCGTTCCTGCTTGGCAAGGATGTTGGCGTAGAGGCCGGCTTTCATTAGGCGTAAGTGCTAAAAAGGCCGACGACCGACATGGAGGCGTTTTGGCTGCACGTTGCCGTGATCTGGCCCGTCGTGGCGACGTTAAGTTCCACCGAGTACACACCGGCTGCGGTCGTGGCCGGGAACGACACCAACGTGGTGCTGCCGTCCCTTACGATGGCCGAGGCTTCCGTATTGCTGGCGACGTTGACCACCACGCGGTGCAGGTACGCGCCGGGGCTGCCAAAGGCCGTTGTGGACGTTGCGCCAACGGCAACGTAGTTCATCCGAGTTGGCTGTTGAACGCTCATATCCTTGCTCTCCTGCTAACCGTGCGGTCGTGAACGGCCCACATATCGTTTAGCGTGACCTTGTTTTCAGGCCCAACCAGCAGCGGTTTTACCTCTACCGATGGGGGCTTGTCAGAAATCTCTTGCCATGATACCGCAAGCATACGGAATGCGTCACTAGGGTGGCTAGTCCAATCGTGACGCGGGGACTGCCGAAACGCCTTCTTGTCCTCGTCGTACTCGCGTTGATACTGCCGTAATGCCTCTATGCCATCGCGGCATTTCTCGCCGTCAAACCACACTCGCGGCAATGTCATGCGCACGGCTTGGATGCCGTTCTGCACGCCGATGTCGGGAACAACAGCAAGGTTGGCGGTGCCGAGATACGCGGCTAATTGCTCAATGATGCTGCGGCCTGTCTGTAGGCTCTTGGCCCGAGCGTCGTGCGGCAGGAAGTGTTTGACGTACTTGTAGGGCTTGCTTTCTACGTGTTCGGCAATGTCGTGGATGTCAGCACCCGAGATGGCAAAGTAGTCAATGACGCGTATTTCCCCGCGTGAGGGCTGGTAGAACCATACCGCCGTGTCGTCGCGGTAGCCCAAGTCCCACGCCGTGTACGTTGGCAAGTTCGGGTCATACGGCACGCGTGTGATACGGCCCTGATCCTGCGCTTGACGCATCTCTGTGCCGTAAAAAGCGCCGAGGATGGCTGCTTCAAATGAGCATTCGTACTCCTGTAGGTACTGATCCTCGGCCAACTGCGCTTTGGCTGCCGCGAGTTCGCTTTCCGGCAATAACCCGCTGGTGGATGCGGGTAAGCGCAACAGGAACCATTCTTTCGGTATTCGTTGTGCGGTTTCGTAGATGTCCCAAAACTGGTTTTTACCCTTCGGTGTGCCGCCAAACACAGCCCAGCCCTGCTTATCGGATAGGGCAGGGCGT